AGCGAGAACAGCGGCGGATATACGTGATGTCATGGTAGAGGGCGAAAGTGGCATATTAGCTATATCCCCTCCCTGGTTTAAGCCACACTATGAACCGTCAAAACGCCGTTTGACATGGCCTAATGGAGCGCAAGCCACAACCTACTCAGCAGAACAACCTGACCAACTCGCAGGCCCGCAACATACCAAGTTCTGGGCCGATGAAAGAAGTACCTGGCAATACGATGAAACCTGGGATCAACTGCAATTTGGCTTGCGTTTAGGCGCCAATCCGCAAGGCGTGGTAACAATGACACCTCGCCCAACCAAAGCGGTAAAAGCTCTTTTAAAAGATGAAACAACCGTTGTCACCAGGGGTAGCACACGGGAGAACAAAGGCAACTTAGCGAAGCGGTTCTATCGTGAAATCACACGTAAATATGAGGGTACAAGGCTAGGCAGACAGGAACTAGAGGGCGAAGTCATTGAGGATGTAGATGGGGCATTGTGGAAACGTGAGTCAATGATTGAAGCGTTACGCGTGTTCAAGCATCCTGAATTGAAACGTATTGTGGTAGGGGTTGACCCGTCGGTTACGAGTACAGAAGAGAGCGCCGAAACTGGTATTGTCATAGCGGGCGTAGGTATAGACGATCACGGTTATGTGCTGCAAGATAGATCACTACTAGCTAGTCCTAACGAATGGGCAAAGGAAGTCATAGCAGGCTACTACCTGCTTGAAGCTGACAGGGTGATAGGCGAGGTCAACAACGGCGGGGACCTGGTAGAAACGGTGTTACGTAACATCGACAAAGCTATCTCATATAAATCTGTTAGAGCAACAAGAGGTAAACAACTCAGAGCAGAGCCAGTCAGTAGCTTTTATGAACGATCTTTAATACATCATGTTGGCGTGTTTCCTGACCTCGAAGATCAAATGTGCTCGTGGGTTCCAGGTGAGAAGTCGCCTGATAGGCTTGATGCGTTAGTATGGGCATTCACAGAGATGATGGTAGGTCAGGTACAGATAGGCGGCATGATGGTAGATACGGACCTAAGAAACCAGGAGGAGATAGAAGAAGATGAGCAGGAACAAGAGCAGGCATACGCGCTATTCAGGTAGCGGCGCAAACAACAAACCACGTTTAGTTACACAAGAAGTTACACAAGATAATAATGAACACATCTTCATAAACCAACGTGGCAATCTTGCCTTAGTTGGGGAAGCGCGTCCTAGAAAAACACCTGCTCCAACCACTTCACAAACTAATCTCAGAAGCAAAGTTCAGTCACTTTCACTTGACTGGGATGATAATGAAGCACTTCAGATCCAGGCTCAACGTCCATTAACAGAAGCTGAACGCAAGGAAACGTTATATAGTGTCTATGTTGGTAACACCTGGGTAAGTGCTTGTGTAGATGTCATCTCCAAGCGTTTCACATCGGGAGGCTGGCACTTAGAAGAAGTGGAAGAGGGCAAAGGCCAGGAAGCCAATAAGGATAAGCTCAAACAATTCTTCCTGGATATCAACGACGATGAAGACTTTCTACAATACCTCCGAGGCATAGCAGATGACCTTGATATCTATGGCGAATCCTATACTGAGATTATCTTAGGTTCAGATGGACTGCCAGCTCAATTAGTCTCAATAGATTGTGTTACCATGACCTACGAACTTGATTTGCATGGTAATATCACTGGCTATACCCAAACACTTGTCAAGTCCAATCGAACGATCAAGTTCAAACCAGAACAGATTATCAGATGGTGGTTTCCCTCCAAACGCGCTCGTAAAGTCGCCTTTTCACCTATCGAAAAGATGGTGAATCCAACCTATGCTGATAAGAGCATGGTTGACTGGGTACACATGTTTTTCAAGAAAGGCACACGGCCTAGCTCTTGGATTAAACTTGGCGATGATAGCGATGTAGACGATGCTCGTCAATATTTGAAATTCTACAAAGAGAACTACACCGGGGCGCAAAACGCACACACGCCACAAATCACCTACGGCGGCGCAACCATTAACGAGTATGGCAAGGGTAGTATTGACGTTGACTTTAGTGGCGGTCGCTTATTCACGCGTGAAGAGGTTCTAGCAGGTTATGGTGTCCCATTGAGATGTCTTGGCATTGCTGAAGCAGGACGTCTTAGTAATGGTGGTGGTGAAGATGACGATAAAGCTCTCAGGAACAACACCGTTGACCCTATGAAACAACTTATCCTGGAAAAGTTCAATCGGCGTATTGTGGTAGGTGCATTTGGCATCACTGATTGGATTGTCACAACGAAGTATGCTGACTATCGCTCGGATAGCGAAATCTCGAAAGTACAACAAACCAGGATATTCTCAGGTATCAGCACTCCTAATCAAGAACGTGTAGATTCAGGCAAGGCTCCATATCCAGAGACAGGAGATACCCCTGTGATTGTAGCAGGTCGTGAAATCATACCACTTGACCGATTAGACGATCTAACAGACGAGCAGAGGCAAGCGGCGCAAATTCAGATTGATACATCGAAAGCCGCTCTTGATCTAGCCCAAACACAAGCTGACAAAGCCAAACACCCTGACCCTGTACCCCCCGCCCTGTCGAATGGACAACAACAAAACAATCAGCAAAACAATGGCAAACCCGCTCCGGTTCCAGGTGCTTCTATTCCAAAGGAAACGCCACAAGAGGAAAGCAAGCCTGTTGAACCTGATACCAGTCAAGAGCAACAAAAAGAAAGCGTATCATTCACCAAACAACAACAGTTTGGCATAGGCGCATGGCAACAAGCCGATCCTATCACTCAGCAGAAACTAGCTGACATGCGAGAGCGCAGAGTGAAAGCGTTGAAATGGAAGCCAGGCAAGAATGCCTGTTATGCCTGTACGATGAATAGCGGTACTACCGTTTCATTAGGTGAATCATTCCCTAGCGGCGCATTGATAGCCCCATGCCATGATGGTTGTGAATGCGAAGTAGAAGAAATATTTCTTGAAGAGGGAAGCAATCAAGATTTTTTCGTGAGAGCCGCCGACAATGGCGGCAACCAATCCCAGAGCAACTCAAGTGCGAACAAGAATTAGAATCACTGTTAGCTTCAATCGTTAAGAAAGCAAGGAACGGCAAATCATTTGATGCTGATAACTGGGAAGCTGGCGATGAACACCAAATAGCTTTGTATCTGGCACAAGCACAAGAACTAGGTAGAAAGTATGCTGCTAAATACGTAGAATTACCTATACCTAGTCAAGAAGCGGTGATAGGTGCTGACATTGTTCCTGGCCTGTTAGATAGAGCAAAGAACCTGATTCAAAGAGCTTTGACATGGGCAAAGGATTTATTTACCAGTAAAGTAGATGACCTGGGGGATGATGCCAGTCCAGATGATATTGAGCAAGCAATAGAGGATGTGTCTATCACGGTAGCTGAAAATCTAGGCTTGACTGAAATTCAGTCAGTAGTAGAAGAAACGGTTATGTCAGAGCTGCAAGCATCAGGTATAGCACAAGTGGAATGGGTCAATGAGCCTGGTGCATGTCCTATCTGCTTAGATAATGCCGATGCAGGGCCAATTAACATTGGCGATACGTTTCCAAGTGGAGATAGTCAAGCTCCGGCGCATAATCGTTGTAGATGTCACGTAGCACCTATAGGGGGATAAATGAAACGTTTCTTGTATGCCTTGCGTTTATGGTTATGGTTTGCATCACGTGGGAGTAACACAGAACCGTTTTCATGGTTCTTGAAGCAGTATGATATCAGAGAAGCGATATATAAGGGGGAAGATATTTGAATGAGCAAGAAGAAGAAGCATAAAAAACATTCAAGAGATACGCATTTCAAATGCTATGCGTCGCAAATCTGGCAAGATATGGAATCAGCTTTCCATGTAGAGCATGTGAGATTTTATGATGCCAGGGCTAGAAATGTAGCATGTGATGTGTTAGCAAAAAGCTTATACGATTTTGCAGATTATTGTACAGCTAATATGAAATTTACATTTGCAAAAGATATTCCTGATTTGGGCGAAGACGAATGAGTATAGACAAGAAAGAGCCTCAACCGATTATGTTTCCAGGGACACAAATTGGTATCCTAGATGCCAGTAACAGGCGTCTTACACGTGAAGATGTGCAACGTATCGTCTTTGAAAAGGTAAGTGAAATGCTCTATTGCCTGTTGCGTTCCGAGGAGCAGATAAGCATATCAACTATGTCATTTGCAGACTTTGACGCATTCTTGCAGCGTGTGATGTGTACAACTATGGAAGAGGAAATATGAAATACTGGTATGATACTGAATTTATAGAAGATGGTAAAACGATTGATCTTATCAGCATAGGGATTGTTGCCGAAGATGGTAGAGAATTGTATTTAGAGTCTGCTAATGTTGACAAAGGCAAAGCAAGCCAATGGGTAAGGGATAATGTTTTTCCTCATCTTAAAGGTGGAGAGTGTCGATGGCCTTTAAGAAGCATCAGGGTTACGTTGCTTGATTTCTTTGATATAGAAGACTATGGCAAGCCTGAATTATGGGGATACTATTCAGCATATGACCATGTAGCTTTTTGCCAGTTGTTTGGTACGATGATGGACTTACCGAAAGGATACCCCATGTATACCAGGGATATCAAACAATGGTGTGATGCTTTAGGCAATCCCCCACTACCTGAACAGGGCAAAGGAGAGCATAATGCACTTGCAGACGCTAGATGGAATAAGCAAGCATGGGACTTCCTGAGAACACAGGAAAGGGATTAATCTATGTTTAGTGCTGAACTGTTGAATAACTTCATCGATCAAGTGAAAGCTGACGCACATACAGCATATGATAACTATACATTTATTATGGCTCCCTGGATGCATCGAAAACTGTTTATTGTTATGGGATTAAAACACTTTGAAAATCATGCTACCAGTCCAATGCGTAAAATCCATCTCAGGAAGATTGCAGCAAGGCGCAAGGCTAGAAAGAGGCAATTAGAACGCTCATATCAGCAACGGTATGGAGTAATATCACATGCCAGTTGATCTTATCGCTTTGTATTTGAAAATTTATACGCAATGCTTGCAATCACCTGATGGTATATATGAATGTGATACTAATCGTTTCTACCAGGACACAGGATTTACGACATTTAACGTACTCACTCCGCTTATGAGAAATGGTTCTATTGAAGTCAAGGCAGTTGGTAAGGAGTGTCCTGACGAGCTTTATCATATCACGGTCAAAGAGGAATTGAGATGAGTGAAACTGTACGCTATATGCTTATGAGTGCTGGCCTGACTGAACTATCTGAGGATGATATCGCGTTCATTGAGGCATCTCCAAACCCCGAATCAATCATCCCCCTGCTCGTTCAGTACAAACAAGCAACAATGGCAAAAAAGACGTATACGCTAGAAGATGCTGCGAAAGGCTTTGAACTTGCGATGAAGATTGCAAAGGGTTTAAAGCATGAATGATAGCAAATCTGTAGAGCAGCGTATAGAATGCGAGTCAGGCA